TAAACTTGGTTTAATTCCATTCTTAAATATACCTTTAGCAATAGCAAACTTTAAACCTTGTCGGTTAATAAACTTACCATCTTTATCTCTTGGTGCTATACCCTTCTTAACAATCCACCTATCTAAGTTCTTTAACATCTGCTTACTTGGTACATTCTTTTTGAATGAGTATGGAGTAGTATAAACAGACCTATAACCATTAACACCTTTATCTTGCCACACCCCATAATCAAGCATCTCAAAGTATAAGCTAATTGAGTTAGGATTAACCTTGCTAACACCTTTTATACTGTCATAAAGTCGCTTAGATGAGTTCTTTTTCTGCTTAGTAAGGTTTGACCTACTTTGTTGAACAACATACTTTCTAAACTTGTCTAATGACTTTTGTGTTTCTTCTCTATCTAACATATCGTCATTCCATTTGGCACAACTATATCAACTGTTAAAGTCCACCCAGCCACTGCATCTTCAAACCTATCCATAAATGGCTCTAAACTTGCATTACCTAAAAAATACTTGTCATCATATAAATCCCCTCTTCTCAATAATTCAACTATTCTAATTAAAAGAAGTTGCATATTATTTAGAATGTCATCTTCGTTATCATTACCTACGAATACATCAGTAGTTTCTATTTTGGAAATATCGACTATATCCATTGATAAAATACTAACATTGTAAGTTAAAGTATTACCATTAGGAGTACATGAATTAATCATTAGGTGGCTAAGTGGGTACATATCTTGCTTTGCATTCATTACCCTGTCAATAGTCCCCTTAGTAACTGTATTGCAAAATGGTTCTGCTAGTAATGCAGTCTTTAACTTATCTGTTATGTTGTAGTAATCTATCATTGTTTATTTCTTTTCTTAGCTTGGTTTATTTCAATCTTTGTTTTTTCAGTTTCAAATGATAGTAATGTTAATGACTTAAAAAGTTCTTCTCTGCTAACTTCATCAAGTCTGGTAACATCTCCTTTAGCGAGTGTATATAGGCATTGATACCATCCCCACTTTCTCCCGAATTGGTACTCTTCGCTGTATTCATTTTGCTCACCTCCTCCTCCAAAAAACGAGGTAAAACCGTTAACAACTCTGTCCCTAAACGATAAAAAAAAACCAATGCTGGAAGCACTATGTCTAAGGTTAATTCTTTGAAGCTATCAAAGTTAATATTGTCGGGGTCGTAATCTTCAATTAAATACTTGTTCTTGTACGTTTGTGTAATAGGTCGGTACATTATACCCATTAAAGTGTGATAGTTGTTTACATCGGAGATATTTGAATCTATATCCATGTACTCCCCATTAGTAATCTTATCTAAGTTAGGAATAAAACCGAACTCTTGACCTTGAAATTTAAAACGCTCTATAAACTTTCCTTTAGTTTCAAATAGCTTATTGAAATGAATAACTAACTCATCTAAATCTTTTAGGCTTATCTTGGCTACATCTTTTAAATCGATATTGCAAAAACATTCTACCATTTTTTGGTTAATAAATTCAGCATCATTAGACCCTTTAACTACATTCATAAATCGAACATAGTCTTTTAGCTTTATTTCACTTAAACTTGTTGGAATTGTTAATTTAACTTTCATACTTATTAACTAATTTCTCTATAAAATGTTATACTTACCTCTATTTGGATTTACTAATTGATAGGTTACTGCATACCTAAGTGCGTCTAAAGCATGGTTAAATTTATCAATAGGTGTTTCACTTTTCTTTTCTAACCATGAGTAGTTGTTTAATTCTTTAATCAAATCGGTACTATCCTCATCTATTATCAAATCATAATCTCTAATTAATTCTATACCCTCAATGATTTTATACTTTACACACGGAACTATGTTTAACCCTTTAGCTTTAACTTCTGATATTAATCTCGGCTCTGCATTATCTGCTATTATTAACCTATCCTTTGCATACCTTTTGTTAAGCTCAGCTATTTGTGATGTTGTTAATTCAGGTTTATAGATGTGGAGTTTTGCATAAATCATCCTTCTATCTTTATCAATGTAGGTTTCGACTAATGTAGTAGGGTCTTTGCTAAATCCAAAATCTTGTCCGAAAACAGTATCTTCACTATCAATAAACTTTCCTACTTTCCAATTAGTAAATATAATACCCTCGGCTCGGTTCAACCAACCTCCCATAATTGCGTGGTTATACTTCTCAGGTCTTCTCTTCTTAGTGTCCTCTACTTGCTTAATAAATGATTCAGATAAATTATCTAAGTTATCTAAGTATGTCGTATGGATATAGGTAGTATCTTCTTTAGTTGTACTTACCCCAGCCTCCACTCCTTTAGCCTCAAAGAATTTCTTATAAATAAAATGTTCTTTTGTCGCTGGATTTAAAATTAGTATAACTCTATTCTGTTGTTGTTGTGAACGTATAGATAAATCAATTTTATCAAATACATCCTCATCTACCAACTCCTCAGCCTCATCTAACACGTACGTAGTAACACCACTCAAAGACTTTAATGATGCCGTTTGTGTTCCACTACTTGTTTTGATACCTTTAAATAATATCTTACTTCCAGTCTTAGTGTTTATTATTTCATCTTTAGTGATATGAAAATCCTCATGTCTTTCAATAGCTTCAATCTTTTCTAAAAACTCAGGAATAATTGAAATATGAGCAGATGTTAACGTGTACCTAGTGAATAAAACAACGTGTCCTACTTCATAAGTAAGCATTAATAAAAACATTGTAACACTAAAAGACTTACCTGAACCACGACCACCTGTAATTACATAGTAACGTGAATCAGAATTAAATAAAGGTGTGTACTTTTTATTTAAGTCTAACAATATCTTTTATGTTAAAGTCGTTAATGTTATGAGTTGTTTCAACTGTTTCTTTTGGTTTACCGTATGTATATTCAATAATTATCTTTGAAGCACTTATTCTATCACTATCTCTAGCATCTTTGTTTACTATTATTGCACCTAAACATTTAATAGCATTTTCAGAATGCGGCTTCATCAAATCTCTTATTCTGTTTTCTTCGTCTTTAGTTTTACGACCAGCTCCAGGTCTAGCTCCTCCTTTATTTGACATATTGATTTTGTTTTGTTTATTCAATTATTACACGTTAGTATAAAATGCTTTGTGTACAACCTTAGAGTTAAATCTAAGTGTACGTCTATCTGATACCACTCAAAGACTTCAACTATTTTAGTACTCATCGTAAACCTTTCTTAGTTTATTTATAATATCTCTCCAGCAATCAGAACACGTTGTAGGCTCTTGTTTTTGGTTTAGTACCCTATTGTATATCTTAAGCAGTTTCTTTTGCTTAGATGGATTTATTTGGCTTGTACGACCATTAAAGAACTCTGTTAGTTCGTTGTACTCTTGTTCATCTAAACATAAAGGTTTGAAGTAAGGAAAAATTTTATTTAGTTTCTCTTTACGTTCATCGCAATTACAATCCTCACCTAAAATAAACTTTGCAATTTTATCTACTCCAGTTGCTTTTAAAACATTTTCAACAGTATCTCCTAATCCTTTAGGTTTTCTTTTTCTTGTAGGTTTTTTCTCAATCATAATCTAACTAGTAAATATTTATTATTTTCATCTTTAATTTTATGTCTTACATCTGAATAGCTATAATTCAATGACTCACAAGCCTCCTTTATGGTATCGTAATATATTCCACTTTTAAGGCATAAAACTTGTTTAGCATACGGATTTTTAGCTCCATATTGATTTCTTACTCCTTTAGTACATTTATAATATTTTTGAAACTTAATTTCATTTTTAAGTGCTTTTTCTAATGAATTTGTTCTTTTTAAGATAACAACCTCTGAAATGTCAAAATTACTTTTATTCCTATGCTTTAGTAATCTTTTCTTTAAATTTGTTGTAACACCTACATAGTTTTCTTTTACTAATCGGTATATCACAAACTCCTTATCTTTTATATTATTTAACTTACACATTACGTTTCCTTGTTTGTTTTGGTTTACTTTCCATTATAAATCTAGCGTTAATTGCTCTTTTTGTATCTCGTATTTCTTTAGTAGCTCGTAATCTTCATTCTTGTAATCTTCGTAATCCTCTCTAAGTTCTTTTCTAATTAGTTTCTTAGTTTGTTGTAAGCTCCAAAAAATTGTTCTTGGGCTTATACAAGTTTCTTTAGATAGTTTTCTAATTGATGTTTTTTGACTTGAATATATTTGAAATAACCTACTATCAAAGTGATGTTGACTATTAACTACATTATTAATATTTTGTTGTAGCTGGGAGTAGGCTTCTTGTTCTTCTGTATTATCTTCTTGTTCTTCTAGGTAGTGAAAGTCATTTATATCTTTGTCGCAGTACCTTGTATCTTCTTTGTAGGTATCAAAGAAGATATTTCTTAGAGTTGACCAACAATAAAATAGATTTAATTCTTTGTCAGGGTATCTTTCTAGGTGGTTGTGAAGTCTAATATACATTTCTTGTACTATGTCCTCAGGGTCTACGTTACCTCCAAATGTTTTTACTATTTGAATGTACTCTTTGTGATTCTTTGAAAGTTCTGTTAGGTTATTCATAATTCAACTTCCATAAAATAGAATTTCGGGTACTTTACCATTTTGCCACAAAAATTAATATAGTAGTATTTTTCATCTTCTTTCTCTACTATGTAATTATAACCTTTTCTTAGGTAACTTGTTTTGTGTTCAAGTATCATTTTAACTATTTTCTCTTCCATTTTCTTTTAACCATAAATCAATTACTAACTTAGACTTTTTTAAATCGCTTTCAAACTCTCCTTTTTTGTTTGCTCTTTCTAATCTTTTAACAATATCAAATAGATAAGTATTCCATCCACGTTCTTCAGCTACTTTGTAAAGTGTGCCTTTTGAATTGTCATAATGTTTTGGTGCTTCCATACTCAAATATAATAATTTTATTTTAAACTAGATATATCAAACTTAATGAATTCACAACCTTTTTTAACTATTACTTTTGATGCTTGTAATTCATAGATATCTCTATCGTCAAAGTCATACGTTTTAACAAGGCAATCTTGAAACACTTTAATACAATTATCTAAGTCCTGAAGTTTAGAAGATAAACCAAATTCAAGTGTTAGCTTATAAGGTGCTTGATTAATTTTATAATCTTTTGGAAGTTGACTTAAAACATTTTGCACGTACACTTTATGATTGTTGTTCTTAAATCTTCTACCTTGATAGCATGAGTTAACAGATAGTGCTTTTATGTTTATTGTATTCATTTACTTATAGTTTGTCTTACCTCTTCACCTTTTCTTTGTCTTTCGTTGTACTTATCACCTCTTAGATTTTCGTGTTTCTCTTGCAACTTTTGCCTAGCTCTTCTAATTGATTCAGCAGAAGTAAACCCACCTTTACTATACTTTATTAAAAAGTAAATACTATTTTCAGGTACACCCTCATCTAGCCATATTTGCGATATTAGTAAATTGTCATTATCTCTAGTATCAATTTGATTAACTAGTAAATCTTTAACTCTTTCTTTTAGTTTTTTATTCATAATCTTTTTTTTGTAAATATAATGATATTATTTAAAATGGCATTTCGTTATCAAAATCTAAATTTGGTTGTAATGCACTTTCTTTATTCTTATCTATTGTAAAATCTTCGTATGAATCTGAACCATCTACAAAGAATCTACGATTATCATTATTCCAATTGAATTTATTCATACTTGTAATATTTCCTTGAAAGTCATACTTTGTTTTTAAATTGATTACTAAAGTACAACCATTGCTATTTTCGTCTGGGAATTCTCTATAAACACATAAACCGTTATGTGTTTGGTTTCTAAAATCAGATGAACCACTAACACTATAAAGGTCTGGAATATCATATTTATTAGTCTTTTCGTTTTTCTTCATTTTTGTAGGGTGAGCAACTAAAAATACGTGAACGTTATATTGTATGCAAAAAGAAGTTAAACGTGTTAAGATGTTATCTATTGCATCCTTACCACTCATTCCTTTAGGCATTAATACTTTATTCCAAGCATCTATAATAAACATATTAATACCATAGGTAAACATTTGCTCTTTAAACTTTTCTAGTAACCAATCCCAATCGGAATCCATTCCATTTTCTGATGTTGTAAAGTATAGTTTTTCTTTTGACCATTCAGTATAACGATATAAATCAGATTCGCTCATTTTATTTTTGCCAAAGAAAGGCTTTCCATTTGATAGCGTAGCATACTTTGAGTTGTAAAGTCCTAAAGGGTTGTGTTCAGGTGAGTAAATAGATAGTTTATAATTGTAATCATTAACTAAATTTAGAGCGTACCAATCAATAAAACTACTCTTACCATGTGATGGAATACCAGTAACAACTGTTAATTGCCCCATCATTATACTAAAGTCTTTATTGAAAGTACCAAACATTTTATTCTTTGGGTAAATTGTTTTAGGCATACCCTCGTTGTAAAGTCTTAAAGTTTCATCTAATAAGTCCATTGAGTTGAATGTTCCACCTATTGAAAATCGTTTTTCGTTCTTTACAGAATTTGCGATTAGAGAGCTTTTTAAATCATCGTTAGCATCTTTACCCATCCATTCAATAAAAGTGCATCTATAACGCCCTAAACGTTGCGCAATCTTATCTCTTATCTCTATTCCTTTCTCATCGTTATCAACTGCAATAACAAAATGTTTAACATCTTTTAAATATGATTCTGAATTTATCCAATATTCATCGTTATCATTTGCACCGTTTGGAAGTGAAATAACATTTTTTATTCCTATCTCATAAAATGAAAGTACATCTATTTCACCCTCTACAATGTATATCTTATCAGAATCAATAATTGAGTTGATGTTATAGAATATTGGTTTGCCTCCTTTGTGTTGTGTAAAATCTTTACTAGGTGAACGATATTTTTTATTTACCAACTTCTCACCCTCGAAGTAATTAAAACAAATTGAGTTTAATTCTTTTTGCTTTGCTGGTTGATACACTTTCTCTTCGCTTATCTCGAATTGGTTTAAAGTGTTTTGTGATATTCTACGTTCTT